GTCTCGTGGGCTCGGAGATGTGTATAAGAGACAGGTCACGGCCATATGGCACGTCCACTGCTAAATCCCATCTTTTTATCTTTATTGTTTCTACCATGGGGAACAGTTCGTTTAGGACCGTTCTTAGGAGCTGTCCTATCTGGCTTTGCAGGCCTCTGTATTCCACTTCCTCCTGGTCAAAAGGAGATACACTTATACGCATGAACCCATCATCATAAGCAATCTCACCAAGTATCTTGTTTGGGTTAAAGTCCAGGAAACCCTGTAAGACCGTCTCTTTCTTTACACCATTCATACAAAGGCCAATGGAAAATGATAATCCTTTGATACCAAACACAAAAAGGTATCGGTAATCAAAATCCTTTAAGGATTGATAATAAGTAGAGCCTGGAAGATAGGAGAGGAAGGAAAGGAAGGATTCAACCGTATCTGTATCCGGGAACTCAAAGGAGTAACGGAGGGAATCACAGGAATAAAAGATACCATCCTCAATCAATGGGTTGAAATAATAAAGCACGGGCAAAACCTCCTAACATGAATTGTGTAAATTGTGTGAAAAAGTCAGAAATTGATAGGACTTCGGACCTAATTAGACAGGGGTCCGAAGTCGGTCACCGTTTCTTACGGTTCCATTTCCTCACGACCTCATGAAGCTGTACGCGTCCGCCGGCCATCGCCCGGCGGAGCGCTCCCAGCTTCCCCTGTTTCACCAGTTCCGGGAACGGCATGTATTCAAACTCCTTCTCCGGGAGCAGGGGAGGATTGTAGGAATTGAAATACTTTACATACTTCGGGATGTAGGTAAAACGCACGGAACCGAAGGGGGCCAGGAGCAGGGAATCAATGTTGTAATCATCCACTATCTTTGATTCACCGCTGGCAGATTTATCCGCATGGACAACGGCAACTGTCTTTGTGATACGCCTGGCAACAGAAAAGCAGTTCAGGAAGTTATGGATGATATACAGATGGTCAGTAAGGTCACGTATCTTCTTGTCAACATCAAAGGACTGGGAGAACAGATATACGATATGTTTATACTGCCGCTGATACTTGAAATAAACCTTTACATGTTCCGGGAAGGACTTGAAATTACGGTTATCCCATACAAGGCCCACCTCATCTATAAGCAGGATAGAATTTTCAGGAAAATGGGCAACACCAATATCAACGGTATCGAAGTGATAAGTTCCAGGTATATGCACGTTGCTATAGACGTGCCACCCCTTCTTACGGTATTTAAGTGCCATCTTACACATGAGCGTAGTCTTGCCACTGCCTTTCTTGCCAAAGACCATAAAGAGCTTATATGGATTGCGATACTTAAAGAAATGATAAGCAAAAAAGACAATCCAAAACAGGCCAAAGCCAAAGAGTAGAACAGAAAGCGCATACATTAAAACACCCCCTTAACAAACTGCTTCATGATACGGATAAGGCCAACAGGCAACAGGATTAAAAGCATGAACTGCCACATGACATTGGTATCAAGGGTAAAGACTTCCGGGGAAATGGGGAACAGAATCACATTTATGAAAAGGTTGAATAAATCAATCATAACATCACCTCAATGGGGGAAGGGGACCGGGGTCCCCTCCTGAATCATACCTGATGGTAAATGCGCATGAAGAACGCAACCACGGCGCCGGCGAAGAACAGACACATGGCGGCCAGAAGGATGGGCTGGGATAAAATCCAGGTGAGCAGGAGCCCACACTCCTTCCAGAGCCAGGCCGTGACCACGGAAAACGTGGCTAACAGACTGTCAACGCCCGTGGCCGCGGTACCGCCCTCAGCAAAAGCCGGGAAAGCCATGGCAACAGACGCAACACCCGTGGCGACAGGGACGGAACGATACTTCCTAACCGCATTCTTAATCTTCAACATAAACAAACACCTCCTTATCAATTCATAAAAGTCGCCTGAATATATCTACAACCTTCCGAAGAAGGGGCAGACCAATGACAGCAATACCGACCCAGTAGGAATGCTCCCACAGGAACGTGAAAAGCTTATAAACCTCATTAAAGAGCCAGCTGATAATGGGATAAAGACTATCAAATGCCATGGAATCACCGCCTATCAATCAGCGATACGAAGACATGGAAGAACTTATCCACAATCCATAAAAAGGCAATGAAACCAAAGGCATAACAGACCGGATAGAACTGGACGGGCACATCACCCATCAGCGCGAGGATTTTCTCCATAAACATATCAAACAACCTCCCATCAGAACAATAACGATATATGTAAGCGTGTCAGAAACCTTGAATATATGATGGTAATGATTCACCTGGATATTGACATATGTATCACGGTATTGGAGACGGCCCAGGCTCCAATAATATTCCCTGACATAGTTGGGGGAGCCATACTCCCTGATGGTGTAAAAGTTATTGCCAAGACAGGGAGTGAGATGCACAACCTTACCTGTATCTGCATAGGGATTAAAATTACCGTCCACCAGGCGGCCCTGGATGGGACTGGTTGAGACATTGAACAGACGGCCCTGGCTGTCTACATAAAGGGAATCCGCATACTCAGGAGGGAGAAGCAAGGTGTAATCCCTGCCTGAGATAGACACATCATAACGAAGTACGTTAACATAATCATCAGAAACAGAAACCGAACGCGCCGAGCGGACAGGGGCGTCCATAGGAACAATATCTGTAGGGCCTTCCTCCAGGTCAGGGCTATCCTCCTCACCTTCCAGGGAAGGAAGCGGAGCATCCGGGGAGGAAGCAAGACCGGGGCCGCCAAAAGAATCACGAATGGTAATAAGTTCGCATAAAATGTATCGGAGTAAGTCATCACGTTTCAAATCCTCAAAATCATCAATGTCCATCAAGGTCCTGTCATCAATCAATAAATCCACATCCGTATAAGAAGCGTTGGAAGATGATGCAACAGGTATAGCATCCTCATATCTTTCCAATTCTGTTTCCCTGCGCGGCCTGGAAGCGTTGGAAGGTGTAGCTGTATCCGCGTAGGCCAGGAGAGGGCAGGAGAGCAGGAAAAGACTACTTAAGACGGTGAGACTTAGAAGAACCTGCCTTATGTTTCTTACCTGAATGAACCGGACGGAACGCATAGGAAGGATGGTCACCGGCCCACCGGAAGGAGATGACCAACGTACCCACAAAAACAGAAATGACAATGACAGCCACAAGAAAATCACCATATGAATAACCTCCCAAAGAGCAACGGAATAACGTCTGGACCAGATAAGACAATATATTGATACAAAAATCCATCAAATCACGCATAATATCACGACCCTTTATTTAATATCTGAAACACGATTGACAATGAAATCGGGACGACCACAAAGGCAATCAGCCATCCAGGAAGATACTGGATGCAGACAAACAGCCAGCCAAACGCACGTATTACATTGACAATCACAAAAACAATCATGGTAATGAGGTTGACAATGTAATTAACAACCGTCTGGAAAATGGCCGCCACGGCATCAAAGAACTGGAACATCTAAGACCCCCCTTTAAACCTGTAATAACCGATACAGAGCATGGCAATGGTAAGCGTCAGGGAAAAGCCGATGGGGATGTTAAGACCCGCAAGGGCTGAATAAACACCATTCATGAAATAGGAAACATCCGCAATGGGAGAGGTAAAACGGCTGAAGAACCCATCATCATACTGGAAATTATCAATAGCCGTCCGGGCATGTTCCATGGCCTGGCCTTCCTGTTCCTCCATCTTGGAAAGGGAATCCTTAAGGGTATCATTGGAGGAGGTAAGGCCGGAATTATCATAGCCATTGACAACTTTTTCCGTATTCTCATCCTGATTATTGATGATGGTAGTCGTATTGGATTCCTGGGAATCAATGATATCCTCCGTATTATTGCGGTTAGCCGCCAAATCCTCCGCATGATGTTCATTCATCTTGTTATACATGTTCGTGAACTCACCCGCCAGCTGGTCCCAAAAGGAATGTAACTGGTTACTGATGGTCTGAGTGGTATCCACAATCTGGTCAATGATGGTATCCTGCTTTTCTACCAGGGCCGCCGTATTATTGGCCGTATCCTGAGCGGAATTGACCAGGGACTGATTCTGTTCATCCGCAGTGGGAGGGGGTGCAATTGGTTCCACAATATGACCTCCCTCATAATCCGTAAAAGTACAGACAGAGGAAAAGTTAAGTTTCTGCTTACCATAAAGAGAAAAGGCAAACGGGAAATAAAAATAGACCGAAGTAAGGGCCTGACTGTCAACGTTATAGGTAACCGTGTAAAAATCAGGCGGGATGTAATCAGAGGAAAGCTCACTAAGCTGACCCGAAAGACTGGTAGCATTTGGCCGTTCCACATATCCACGGGCAAAAAACCTATTAGGATTCAATTTGTTACTTGTCTGGACGGAAATCTGACATTTCCATTTCCCATTCCTTGGAAGCGCAGAGCGGGGGAACCTGAGAAGGAGGCCATGGATAGCCCTACCGTCAGGAGCAGTAAATTCCTTGCCAAAGGCACCCTGTCCACCAGCATTCTGAACCTTACCAAGGTATTTCTCATAATTATCAGAACCGTAAGCATAAACCTCAACCGTTGACCAGTTAACCGTGTTGGAAGCATCCTTAGCAAACACAGTCAGGGGACATAAGGAAAGGATGGAAAGGATTAAAAGGACGCTTAAAAGTTTCTTAACCATAAAAAAATACACCCCCTAACAAAAGTGTTAAAAGATGTATCCTTATATACTTAAATCAGCCTTAACTATTCGTTAAACTAGACTTTCGCGAATAGTTGACAGGGTGTTTTTATGTGTTGCAAACAACCCGGTTACTGCTTCTGTGTGGCTGGTTTGTAATATAAATAAGGAGGTTTTGTATGAAACTTTTAAACTCTGTGAGGAAGTATGGTGCGTTGCCGATTGCTTCCGGTCTGGTATCTGTGGGGCTTGCGGTTCCTGCCTTTGCGGCTGAGGGAAGTCCTGCAAGCCCGTCTGATTGGTCCGGGGTTATATCGGCTCTCACTGCTCAGGTATCCATTAGTACTATTATGGGTGCTCTTGCTACATTTGTCGCCGCCGGTATTGGTATCGTGTTTACCTGGTGGGGTGTCCGTAAGGGGATTCGTTCTCTTATGGCGGCATTCCGTAAGGGCCGTATGTCAATTTAGTCTCTTGGGGTCTGGCCTTCCATGGTTAGGCCCCTTTTTTGAAAGGAAAGTTTATGGAAACTAACTTATTGGATGGTAGCTTGAACCCGGTCAATGTGGCAAGGGTGATTAAGCATAACCATGATTTTTATAAGTCACATCCGGGTTACTTTCGGCCTGAGGGATTGTTGGTCTTTTGTGGCGAACAAGGTTCTGGAAAAACGCTGTCTGCTGTACAGTACGTAAAGCGTTTGTGTGAGGAATACCCCCGGGCTATCCTGTGCACCAATGTCCAGATTAGTGGCCTCTCTCCTGCTACTGAGGTGGTCGAATACGACGGCCTGGATTGTCTTAAGAACCTGGAAAATGGTTATTATGGTGTGATTTATTTGATTGATGAAATTCACCTGGAATTTAACAGCCTGGAATCAAAGAACATTGACATTGAGGTTATGATTGAGGTTAGCCAGCAGAGGAAACAAAGGAAGCATATCATAGGTACATCCCAGGTATACGGGCGGCTTGCAAAACCGTTCCGGGAGCAAATTAGAAATGTGGTGCTTTGTTCCAATTTCTGCAAAATCCTTCAGATTAATACCTTGATTGATGGTGCAAAATCGGTTGAAAAGGATGGAAAGCTAATCACGGAATCAGTAAAGCGGTTCTTTTGGTTCCATAAGCCTGAATTGTATGACAGCTATGATACATACGCAAAAATGAAGCGTTATAAAAAAGAATGGCAAGGAAGGAGGTTGTCTTGATGGTACAGGAAGCAATTAATCTGTTTGCAGATGTGGTTGCGGCGGCTATTCCTTATGCGGTGGTGTTCGCATTGGGTCAGCGTCTGGTGACTATGTTCTTAGGGATGGCCTTTAAGGGTCACGTTGAAATATGATGATGAGGTGGAAACATGTTATATTATGTACTTTGGTTCTTTCTGCTTTTGGGTGTAGCAACGTTTTTGCGGATGAGTACCTGTCTCTTATACACATCTGACGCTGCCGACGAATAGAGAGG